AGATTTCACAAATGCAGTTTTAATTTGAGATTTTGTAGCACATTCGGCAACTTCAAACTCAGTATCCTGAGAAAGTGCCGATGCAGACATTCCAAAGTATGCATCATATCCAGAATTGGTGATAGTGAAACTCCGCAGTTTCTTCCAGTCACTCTGGATTTTTTCATAATCCTTATCAAGTTGAGAATGATAGAGACCGATAAACCTCTGAGCATTCCTACTTTCAAGAACACGAATGCCGATAAAGTTTGTAGAGGAAAACTTATCCTTCAAATTGCGAAGAAGAGTATCCGTAAATCCATGATAACCATCATTAACTTTATAGGTTGTTCCAAGTTTGCGATCACGAAGAAATGTATTATGTGGATAAACATATCCTGTACCAAGAACTGGTTTATCAGAATATGAGCGATTCACTTCTCTATGATAAACAAGTTGGTTTGCTTCACCATCAGTCAGAACAATGCACTGAACTTTCTGGAGTTTATTTTCTTTTTGAAACTTAGGAAGAATTTGATGAAGAGAAATCAATGCCTCATTTAGAGGAGTTCCAGAAAGACACAGACGATTTGGATATGTATATGGAGATTGATAAGTTCTACCAAAACAATAAGCAAGACGCCAAATATTGAGAAGTTGATTCTCAAGTTCCTTACCAGACACTTTACTTGTAAGAATATTCATCATAGAAAAAGTTTCATCTACAACCAAAAGACTCTCTTTCTTTTGATAATGGGGGATGCGATCAGCAGCGATATAACGGTCTTTTTCATAATCATACTCACCGCGACGCCATTCGTTTGTGAAAGCATAAACTTCAAAAGGAATAGAAACCTTCTTACAGAACCACACAAGATTGAAGAGTTGCTTACAAGTATCGAGCATTACGTCACCCATAGAACCACTCCAGTCAAGAACAAACACCAGACCATGATTCTTACCATCAGGGATCACAGAAACTTTCTTGAACAAGTCTTCATTATATTTGTAGGTATGAAGACGAGCAGTATCAAGAACACCAGTGCGAGCAGTTGATGCACGAGCATATTGATCTGCTGCCTTACGACACTCAAACTCCTTTACCAGATAATTAACTTCTTTTTGAGCAGAAGATTTAAACTTTACAAACTCAACATCAGATTCTTTATAAAGATTTGCTGGAGTATATCCTTTTTCTTTAGCGTGTTCGTTATGAAGTTTTTGTTGATGAGAAAATGAAGTATTAATTTCTTTATGAATATCAGAGTTATTACCAATAACAGTATCAAGATTCAATTGAGGAACCTGAACATAAGTATTTTCATAAGGATCATTTCCCACAAGATCACGAATCTTTTCTTCCAAAGAATTGGCAGTGCGAACTTCTGGTTCATCGTTTTCTCCACCAGAATTTACCTGAGTTTGATCTCCCTGAGCAGTTCCACCATAAGAACCATCATTCTCCTGAGGTTGAGAGTTGCCACTCTCCCCATCTTGTTCCGAAGATGAGTCATTAGACTCTACAATTTCGTTTGCGGGAGACTGAGAATCTCCTTGCATTTCATGAGAATCAAAGTCAGCAACTTTTTGTTCCTGTTCCTTTTCTTTCTTACAATACTTATAAAGTTCTTCAGAAGCAATCAGAACGTCTGCGAAAGTTTCGGATACTGCAATTAGGTCGATAATTTCTTTTTCTTCAGAATTAAAATTAAGAGTTACAAAGTTACCAATCTTAAAATAAAGATTTACACGGTCAGCAAGATTGAAAGTGGAAATATCATCATCAGCAATCTGAAAGAAGTCATCTTCATTCAATTCTTTATAACCATTAAAGAAAGTCTTTGCAAGTCCCGCATACTTACGCTTCATCAGTTTCTCAACGCGAGCATCCTCAACAATATTCACGAACTGAGGAGGAACTTTCACTTTCTCTGTCCAATCCTCATCAGGAGTGAAGAGAGCGTGTCCAACTTCATGACCCACAAGAAGGTCATACACAAGACCACTTGCTTTCTCCCACAAAGGAAGAGTCAGAACACGAGTATGAACGTTAAAGCAAGCAGTGGAAACTTTTTTGTGCTCAACTACGAGATCTTCAGTAGCAAGCAAGCGAGCAAGTTGAGACTTGATTTCGTGACGAATGGGCATTGGATTTGTTTCGTATGTGAGTATCATACAAAAAAAGGAGGCGCTAAGACCTCCAGATAGACACTTTGAAAAGTGTCACCCCCCTCCAGTAGCCTTAGCAAATGCTTCAACACCTTTTCTAAAATTTTCTTCTTTATCGGATAATTCTTTAAATCTATCTCTTGCTAATTTGCTAGTTTTTTGAGCTTTAGCATCAGTGGTGGCACTGCGACTTTGAAGATCTTTCAATCTATCCCCAAATTCCTTAACTTTATTTTCCCTTATATTATTAGTAATTTGAATAAATTGATTAAAATGCATTGTATGCTATAAAAAAAATATTTATAGAAAAAGCGCCTCGTTTGAGACGCTTCTTGAGTGCTTGCCTTCGTGCCTTTGCTTGCCTCAGTGCTTGCGGTTTAAGTTTTCGTTTCTGTTCTTTTTTGGAGTGATGCTGCCAGTTTGGAGTGTTCATGGGATTTGGTTTTACAATTAAACCATAGATGAAAAATTCTTTTTCTTTTCAAATTTTATGACACTTTCAAATTTGTCCTCAAGACCAGTCTTATGTGAAATCACAAATATATTAGCATCCTTAATAACATAACGAATAATCTTAAGGAACTCTTCGGTTCCATATCCATCAAGAGAAGAATCAAAAATTTCATCCAATATTAAAAGATTTGTATTGGTAGAATTTTTAAATTTTGCAACTTCTCTCCAAGTAAAAAGAAGTGCTAAATCAATCCTCTGCTTTTCACCTTCACTAAAAGAAGCATATGAAAAATCTTCATGAATTGGAGACTGGACGGTTTCGTTAAATTCCTCATCAAGAGTAAAGTTAATATAGAAGTCCATCATTTGCAAATAACGATTGACTTGCTGATTGATAAGAGGCAAATACTTCTTAATGATTTTGGTTTTTACTCCACCGTCTTTAAGCAAACTATACGAAAAATCGTAATAGTTAATTAAGTCTTTTTTAGAAGCGAGTTCGTCGTATGTAGTTTTTAAATTTTCTTTGAAGGACTCTAACTTTTCATGTTCAGTATTTCTGTTTTCAAGTTGAGTGGTAAGTGTTTGAATTTCACTTTCCAAATCTCTGATTTGTCTTTGACATCCAGAGATTTTAGTATTGTTTTGAGAAATGTCATTAGTTAATTTTGAAATTTCCTTCGATAAAGAAATAAATTGACGCTCTCGCTCCTCTTCCTCTTTAATTGCTTCCTCTAGTTCTTTGTAACCAGATTGCAACTCTTTTGCTTTATTTTGAGCGTCGTTAATTCTATTTAGTCTGAAGGACTCATCTATAGATTGTGTGCATGTAGGGCATACCGTATTCTCAGTAAAAAATTTATGTTCTTTGGTAATAGTTAATACTTTTTGAGATATTTTACCTTTTAAATTTCCCAACTTTCTGAGTTTTTCGGAGCATCCTGCAACTTCTTCTTGTAGCGTAATATAGTTTGATACCTCACTTTCAGTTGTTTTATTGTCATTTAAGTATAAATCTATTTCCTCCATCAAATTTGAAATCTTATTATTATTGAGATTTATTTTATCTTTTCCTCTATTTTCCAGTTGCTCAATGAAGTTTTTTTGCATATCAACTTTATCTTTTAGAGACTCCCTCTTCAATTCAAAAGTCTTTATTTCATCTTTGAGTGCTTTAATCTTTTCTTTAATAATTGTGTTCATAGAAGAAAAGATTTTTATATCTAGCAAATCCTCAATAACTTCTCTTCTATGAGAAGATGAAAGTTGCATAAATGGAACAAAGTTACTACTACCCAAAATAACAATTTGGGTAAATGACTTATAGTTCATTTTAATGATAGTTTGCTCAAACCATTTCTGCTGATCTACAGAAGATGAACTTTGATCTAATAGATTTCCATTCCTATAGATTTCAAAAATATTTGGTTTTATTCCTCTTCTTACTTTATATTCTACACTTCCAATTGAAAATTCTATTTCTACTAAACAATCCTTTTCATTTGTGGAATTAATTAATTGTGGTTTGTTAATGTTCCTAAATGCTTTCCCAAAAAGAACAAAAGTTAGAGCATCCAAAACAGTACTCTTACCAGCACCATTAGAACCAATAATTAACGTAGTTAAACTTTTTTGGAAATTAATTTCAGTAAAGTGATTTCCAGTTGAAAGAAAATTTTTCCAACGAATGGTCTCAAATAAAATCATAACTTTCGTATTCTTCTGGGGGTATTACAATATCATTAGGTGTAATTATCGTGTATAAGTATCCTTGCAAATCACACGTTTTAATTATTAATTCGTCATCAAGTTCTATAACATGCATTTCTGGATAATCCATCTCTTCTAACATCATGGCAAATCTTACAGCATCATCCTCTTCTTCAAATAGATACAGAACTTGGTCTCCATCTTCATTTGTAGCGGAATATGCACCTTCCTGTTCTCTACCATTGATTGTTAGTACCCACATCTTATATCATTTCGCAAGCTTCCTGATATATTTCTTGTATTAAATTTTTAATAGAAGATTTATCCAATTGAATTTCCGATTCTTGTATATATCTATTTAATATAGAAAGAGTATCTTCAGATTCAAATTCTTCGAAATCATCGGACTCTACAATTTGAAAATTTTCTATTATTTTTAATTCTGCTACATTAGAAGAATAAATTTTATCTACAAACTTTTCAAACTGTTTGGGATCGGTTTTCTTTCTTACTACTAGTTTTACAATTTTATCTTTGTATTCAGTAGTATTAAATGTTTGATGTGGGGTATCTTCATAATATACCACATAAAACATTCTATACGGATTATCAATTGGGGTATGTTCTAATGTTTCAGTATCGAAAATTGTGAATCCTCTAGTATCATTTAGATCATTCCAATATATTTCATATGGATTTCCTAGATAGAATATTTTACCGTCTGTCGATCTAGTGTGATAGTGTCCCGAGAAGACACGTTCGAACTTCTCAAATAATTTGCTTTCCACACCATCTTCCATGATGTGTCCTTGTAGTTTTAATAAGTTTATAAACAGTTTCCTCATTTTCTTGATTTATCCAGGGCAGAAATAGAACATCTAAATTTCCAATTTTTACTTCTGCGGCAGAATCATATGTCTTAATATTATTATAAGACTGAAGAAGAAGTTGTGGAGAATTTACGTTATTCGTATTTTTATAGTAACAATCATGATTACCAACAATCATATGAACATTATAGTTTTTAAGTCGATCAAAAACAACTCGTTTTGCCCACTCAAGACTTTGATAGTCAATTGATTTTCGACTATCGAAGGCATCGCCCATATGAATGATTGTATCAATCCCTTGCTCTTCGAGTGTAGGGAAAAATACATCATCATAAAATTTTTCGAAATAATCATGAAATAATTTCGATCCTTTTCTTGCTCCGTAATGAGTATCAGTTATGATTGCAATTTTCATTTATAAAGAATTAATACCTCAGTTTGGAATGAACGCTATCCTTGATGGAATTATAGTCGCTATAATTCTCACCGTCAATAGAATTGTCATCACAAAAGACTTCATCAAATCCAGTCTTTTCTAAAATTTTATTTTTAATCTCTAACTGACGCTTTTCTCTTTGAATTCTACGAAGAAATGCGTAATGGATAATTTGAGTAAAGTATGCAAAAGGATTCTGTGATTTCTCTGGATCGAAATTGTGAATATACTGAACGCAATTTTCAATACCATCAGAAATCATATCATCTTTGAAAATATAATTAACAAAGTTTGGTTTGAATGAAAGGTGCGTAGCAATCTTCAGAAAGCATTCACCAAGATAATTTGTAATCCTTGGTTTTGGATCACCTCTTTCCTGCGCTTCTTTGATCTCTTTTTTATATTGAATCAGAGCAGCAAGAAATTCCTTGTTATTAACGTAATGTATAGACTTTTTTCTCTTAGTCATTACTTCGGTAGAAATCATCTTAGTATCTATCTTAATATCTAGATATTATAACATTTACGGGCACGAATTACAACGCTTGACTTACCCCCCTGAAACAGGATATAATTACCTTTGTCAGGTTTCAAGATCAATTTAATAACTATAGATTCTTATAGATCTTTTCTAATAGTTCTTTAGCATCATTTACATTCCCGATATATCCCATTCTTTTGGATATGTTGGGTTTTTTATTTTTTAAATTGTAGAACTTTCTAATATAAGATTGATACATTGTTATCATCTCTATATCATTTGATTCAGTTATAGTTAGGACTTTTTCCATATCTATAATGAACATATCTTCTTTTGTTGTCTTTAACCAAGGTTCAATCTTATATCCAGATCCATTTCTAGTCTGAACATTAGAAACTACTATAGGATTGGACAAAAGAAGAATAGTTTTATCTTTTTCAAAAGAAGGAGAAACTTTTGCAAATATCTCCTCTCCAGAAATTAACTTTAATGTTGCATAAAAATCGTCTTCCATCATTGCTTTAAATTTACAGTAATTATTTCGTAATTAAAATTCTCTTCATTGTATATTTTAATCCTCTCTATAAAATGATTTAAAGTATAATTTTTTCTTGAATTGTAAATGCAATCATCTGCAATATCATAAAGAACAGCTTTTGTTTTATTGTTCCCCTTTCTTAAAACTCTACCTATACTTTGAAGATTTCTAATTCTAGATTTACTAGGAGATGAAAAAATAACATTATGTAAATTTTTAATATTTACACCTGTGCTAAAAACTCCATAAGAAGCAACTATTATTGCGTTAGATTCAGTTTCCGTAATTGCTCTTACTTGTTCTCTTTCATCGGTACTAATACCACCATGAACAAAGAATACTTTTCTATTGCCAGTAGCAGAACTATTTATTAGATTGAATAAAGGTTCTCCATGAGATTCAACTCTAGAAAATAATACTAAAGTATTTCCCTTTAAATCTAAAGCAAGATTCTTTATAAAGTTATTTCTTTTTTGATGAGTAATTATAAATTGAGTCTCATCTTCATAGGTTTCAAATTTTTGAGGTTTATGCTTTAATACAATACATCTAATATCTAATGCAGAAAGATGTCCTTGTTCCATCAATTCTGATGTTTTAGTTACCTTATATGAAGGTCCAAATAAACCCTCAAGAACCCATTTATGAGTTTGAGTTCCATCAAGAGTTCCAGTAAATCCAAATCTATATTTTGCATGATGAAGTTTTGTCATTATATTAATTAATGATTTGCTCTTGAATAGATGCGCTTCATCTCCTACAATAACTTCATAGTCTTCAAAGAAACTTTTTTCAAGTTTATAAATTGATTGCCAAGTAGTAATAGTTACTGGGTGTGTATTATTTTTTTCTCTTCCCCCATAAATTTTGTGACAATATGAACCAGCATTCCATCCGTAATCTTCAAAGTCCTTATACATCTGCTCTACGAGAGATGTCGTTGGAACAACTAAAAGAATTTTTTTCCCTTTATCCACATAATATCGCACGAGGGAATAAATCATCAGACTTTTTCCTGATGCAGTGGGACTTATCAATAACTTTCGGTTATGCCGTAGAGCATCATATACTCCATCTATTTGATACTCCCGTGGAGAATGAGCACAAATAGAATTCATATAATCTTTTACACCTTCATAAGAAATCTCTTCATTGATTTCATATGGAAGACCATAATACTTATTATTTTTAAATGAAAAATTATATCCGTGATTTTTTAACTTCTCTGCTATTTTATCAATAAGACCAACATAAATTTCACCGTTATGAACGGATAATAATCTTATCCTTCCATCCCAGTGCTTGTTTCTCATTTGAGGCATAAACTTCGCACCTTCTACTTCAAAAGTAAAATATGGTTGAAGTTCATACAAAATATGAGGTTC